AATGAGGTTTTAATACGAGCAGGTAAAACTTTATCATCAGGTAATAATAATATACCTGTAGTTAGAAATGATTTAAGAAGTTTCTTACAAATCTCTAGTTTTGAATTAGATAATGTTAATACGGGGAGTGAGACGATAACATCAGAAACATTTGAAGATATTTCAACAAAGACATATGTTCAATGGTCGGTAACTAATGTAAATTCAGTTTCACCAACATATGATGGTAAAGTAAGTGTTTACTCATTACCCGGTAATAATGATAATTATAAAGTATCGGTTATTAATCAAAGTATTGACCTACTTGCTGGTCAAACATTGAGTCCTATTTATGAGATCACATTTACGGGTAAATCATTAAGTGATGCATCTACTATTATCAATGAACTAATAAGAGGTGTTAATGAGGGGGAAATTTCTTGGGATCCATCATTAGGTTATCCAAATCAAACTATTAGTAATCAATTTCCATTTTTTTATGGACCCGATCAAACAACTTATGAATATATTGTTACGGGATTCGCTTCATTAGCAAATGCCACATCAAATATCTTACAATCAAGTAAGGTAATGTTATTGAATAATAAAATTTCTTTAAGTTACGCTTATGATGAAAGAGGTTTTGGTTTAGTATGGAAAAGATCTCCAGAAAAATTAGGGATACTTCCTGAACTTAAATCTTTTGAGGTTGAAAAACGTGATTACTTGGTACAACCAATAACCTATTCGGTATTGGGTGGGGATAAATTATATTTACTAACAAATAAATCTAAGGACAAGTTCCAAATAGATTTAAAGGATACTCTTTATGGTATCCCCCAATCTAAGTTAGCAATAGATATCTATAATAGAACAAACTCAATGGTAAGGGGGGAAGAACTGATGAATCTATTAAATCAGATTGTAGATTTTATGTTAACCCACGTACATCCATTCCCTGGTTTACCCCCAATTAAAGAATACCCAAATGCGGGTGTTTCAGGTAGAAAAATTCAAGAAACAATTAATAATGCCGAAAATAACATTCTAAATCAAAATATCCGAATTAATTGATATTTATATAAAAAAATGTAATGTCAATAAATAATTCATATTTTAGTAGAAATAACACTATAATATACAATAATCTAACAAACACAGGTCAAAATCCTGTAACAGAATTGTATTATGGTGAAGATGGTATTGTTAACCCAAGAGGGTTTAGTCGTTTTATTTTTGATATTGATCTATCGTTACTAACTCAAAAAATAAATGATGGTACTATATCAACGGGATGTACATCGGCGATGACACATACCTTGAATATGACTAACACATCTTATTTTGATAAAGATTTTTTAAACACCACAACATCTCAAGGTAGATATAGAGCAACATCATTTGATTTATTCTTATTTAGAATACCACTTAATAATAGTACAATACCAGCAATCCCACAAAATTGGGATGAAGGTGTGGGATACGATTATATTCCGACAACCACTGTTATATTTAATGATAAGAATTATTCTGACAGACCATCAAATTGGTCAGCAACCACAACAATAGATAGTTGGCAAGAACCTGGTATATATAGTAATACAAATACGGGGGCATTTAATTATAATCAATTACAAATTGTAGATACACAACACTTTGAATTTGGGGATGAAAATATTGAGTTTGATATGACAAATGAAATAAACTCAATATTAGATGGTACAATACCAGATCCTGTTGGTTGGGGTATTGCTTATCTACCACAAGTAGAAAATCTCTCAGGGACCACCGGAACGTATTCTGTAGGATTCTTTACAAGACATACTCAAACATTCTACGAACCTTTCTTACAAACAAACTATGATGACCTAATTGAGGATGATAGGAATTTATTTGTATTAGGTAAAGTTAACAAATTATATCTTTATGTTTATGAAGATGGTGACTTCCAAAATTTGGATTTTGATCCTGTTGTAGAAATTAGAGATACTTCTTGTACTGCCATACCAGGGTTAACAGGTTTAACAACTTGTCGTAGAGCAAAAGGTATATATGAAGTTGTTATTCCCCCACTGATTGGGTATAAAACACCTTGTATATTTAACGATGTTTGGAGTAATCTATATCTTAATGGTTTCCCGTTACCAAATGTAACTAATGAATTCGCAATATATCCATTACAAAAATCTTTACAGATTGGTACATTGTCTCAAGAACCATCAATTTACGGTTTTGATTTCTATGGTATTAAACAAGATGAAAAAATATTAAATACGGATGTTCGTAAAGTGGGAGTGGTAATTAAAAAGGCATATACCACAAATCAACTTTTACTTAAAGTTGATGCGTCGTATAGAGTTTATGTAAAAGAAGGTTCTACTGAAGTACAAGTTCAAGGATGGACAAAGATAAATAGGACACCAAATGAATACTATTTTATATTTGATACAAGAGATAAAATACCAAATGAATATTTTATTGATATAAAAGTGTTAAGTAGTGGTGAAGTTAATACTTATAAGAAACAGATTAAGTTTCAAATCGTAAATAAAAAATAAAAAAAAACAAAAGTCATGGGAGACGGAGAATTAACAACAATAAGCGCAAACACACTATCAACTGTTTGTGTACAAATATGTTCAGGGGATACCGGTACTACTGTAGTATCTGTAAATCCCCCACATCCTACTTGGAGCACTCAAGATGGTGGAGATGTATTACAACTAAATATGGTACTCATTGGGGGTAACGGATTAAATGGATAAATTATGAAAAAAATAATTAAATTAAAAGAATCTGATCTTAGTATGATCATTAAAAAAATCCTTAGTGAAAATGAGGATAGAGGAAACAGATATATGTTTTTTTCTAATTTAGAACAAATGAGAAGACAATGTGATTTACTTTTAGATTTAGATCCTGAAATGGTTGAATCTATTTTAGAGAATGGTCACGATTGGGCTCAAGATCATATTGCCGAAGCAAAAAATAATATGGATCAAGTTTTTGATTTTATTATGAATGAATCAAAAAAAGATGGTATGGAATTGTCTATGAATATTGATGATAAAGATATGGTAATGTCAGAAGAAGATGATATTATTGATGATTTGGCAATGACAGAAAAGGATCCGGATAAGGCATTGGCTTTATATCAAATGAATGAAGGTAGAAAAAAAACAGGCACTAAACTTTGTGCTAGAGGAAAAGCGGCGGCTAAAGCCAGATATGACGTATTTCCAAGTGCCTATAGTAATGGTCATGCGGTACAGGTATGTAAAGGAAAAATTAAAGGTCTTGACGGTAAAAAACAATGTTCGGGAACTTATTGCTAATAATTTAATAAAAATTTTTTTATTTAATTTTTTTATATATCTTTGTACCATAAATTAAAAAATATGTGGTTAAAAAGATTAATGAAAAGAATAAAAGTTAGATGGATTCTTTGGACAAAAAGATCATCTATGATGAAAACATACCAAGAAGAAGTAGTTTCTTATGAAAAAACTTGTTTTAAAATATGTTTAAAATTAATATCAAATCCTAATTCTGATTTTATGATTGCTCCAATGTCTCAAAAAAGATACATTGTTAATAATGAATTTGGGATTTTTATTATGATGGATTATGGAAGAGTTGAGATAACTAATCACGTTTTTAATTATAATGTAAAATTATCAGATAGGGATTGGCAAAGATTGATTTATATATTTGACATTGAAACGGAAAAAAGACGTACTCAAACGGAAAATGAAGTTAACTCAAGGATAACACATTCGTTAGATATGGTTTTAAAACGTATTTCTAATCTCAGTTAAAATCTTTTCGACTAAGGAATCTACGGATTCCTTTTTTGTTTTATGTGATGTCATAACTGGTTTTTGACCTTTTCCTCTTTGTGGGTCATTTTTTTCGGCCTTCCTTTTTTGTTGACAAGCAGCTTTTTTCTGTGAATCACTCATTTTACCCGCAACACCTGTGGCTCTACATTTTGGGTACGCACCTGTAGACGTGTCTTGTCTACCACATGGTGGATGTTTACCATCAACTTTACGACAAATATCAACCCAAGGACCTTTAGGTTGTTTAGAACCTTTTGGTTTCTTTTTTGTACCAAACCAAACGGCTAAATCTTCAGAAATAAGGTCATCATTTAACTCATCCCATTCATCTAATTTAGTTACAGTTTTTTTTGGGTTAAAATTTTTAATTGGTTTTGCATCAGTATTTTTTCCTGGTAATGAATTCATAATACCCGCATCATCAGCCCAAGCAAACGCATCGGGATTATTTTTCATAAATTTTGTAATCTTTTCCGCTCTTTTTTCTTTCTTTTTAATTGTTTTTGGGTCGGTAGACATTTTACCGTCTAAACTATCGTGATCTAATGACGCATCATCCCAATCGGTAACATATTCGGTAAATGGAGCAATTTGATTTTTGTCAAATTCTCTATACCCAGGTAATAAAGGAGAAACATATGAACCTCTTGTTGACTTTTCAGACGTTGCCTCTCTTAATATTTTCTTTATAAAATTATCGGTTATCATTACTATAATAAATATTGGGAATATGGAAAAAAATGAAGAATCTGATAAAATATATGGTAATTTATTTGGGTCAATAAATTTATTAAATGAAAGTCATTTAGATGCAATATTATTAACTATGGATAGAGATCACGCAATACATTATTTGGTTGAATCTGTTAAATCCGCACATCAAAGAGGTGCTTTCACTATAGGTGAATCCGAAGTTATTTCTAAAGCCATACGAACACTATCAAAAAATGAATAAATAAAAAAAGGTCAGATTTCTCTGACCTTTTTCGTATTCTGTTTTCAATTGATTATCTCAATTCTCTCAAGTCGAATGTTCTAACTCCATCAACTGTGATACGTCCGTAGAAACGGTTGTTAACCATTTTCTTAGCGTATCTTGTCATAATACCTTTGATAGGTGTAAAGTTGAATGGGTTGTACATTGTAGGTGTCAATTGTAGAGGTACATACGGTGCGTAGATGTAACCTGTGTCTAACAATGATGTTCCTTTGTGTCCAATCAAAACTTGGTTTGGTGGGAAGTAAGGATCACGGTACACTTGGTAACGTCCTGCTAAAGTACCAACTCTTTCGATACCCATGTTATACTGATCTTGCTCAGGAGATGCGTTAGATACGTGGAAGTATTCTAAATCATCAAAGATTGCTGAAACTTCAGAAGAAACAACGATCCAGTTAGCACCACCTCTCAAAGTAGATTTGTGGATTTGTGCTGACAATTGGTTGATTGCTGTAATTAAAGTTTGGTTCCAATCTTTTTGAGTGTAAGATGTAGTTTGAGAAATTCTTCTCCATCCGTTGTAGTCCCAACGTAAGTTCCAAGCCGCACCTTTTCTCAAGTCACGTAAGATCTCACGGTCAATCTCTGCTGCTACTTGCTCAGATAACAATGCTGTTAACTCAGCCTCAGCGTCGATGTTATGGAAAGCTGCAACGTCTTGAGCTAACTCAGGAGACCATTGTGCTCTTAATTTTCTTTCAGTTACGGAAACAGTTACTGAATCCAAGTCGAAAGAAACCTCTCCGATTTTGTCTTCAAATTCCATTTCTTCGTATCTTCTAAATACCGCTACGAATGAATCACCTGAAGCTCCTGAGAAAATTGTTGTACCTGTGTAACCATCTAATGATGTTGAGTCACAATCAGCACATACTGGACAAGATAAATCAACTTCTAAATAGATACATCCATCTGCGGAACAGATATTTTTAAATGAACCACCGTTACCATCTGTTGGCCAAGTTGTAGTTACAGTGTTACCATATTGTACGATACCTTTACCGTATTGTTGAGTAACAACTCTAAATAACAATGGAACCGCAACACCTGCTCCTGCTCCAACAACATCACAAGGAGTTGTAGATGAAGAGAATGCACTTAAATTAGTAAAGATTTTAAGGTCAGAAAGGAAAGTTTCAGAATCCATTTCATTTCCATCAGGACCGATTAATTTACCTGCTCCTGTATCTGCGAAACCACACATTTTGATAATTAATTTTCTTTGGTTACCTGCTGGTGCCGCAGCATCAACTAAAGTACCGTTTGACCAAACTTGGATTGCAGTTGTTGCTGTAACCGCTGACCAACGACCTTTAGAATAGTCAAATAATCCTGGAGGATCTAATCCTGCTTCAGCACCTTCGTAGAATAAATCATAAAGATTTTTTCCGAATGCACCTGCGTTGTCAGGGTATCCTGCACCTGGTCCATTGTTACCTAAACCACCTGCTGTAGGTCCGTTAGGTGCTCCGATTGGTGCGTAGTGGTCACCTGATGCGTTTGCAGTACCACCGTTATATCCTTGGATACGAGGTACAAAGTAGAACAATTTACCGATAGGTAAGTTCATTGCTTGTACAGATACGATATCGTTAGCCAACAATTTAGAGAAAACTCTTCTTACGATAGGGAAAACAACTGTTTCGAACGCTCCGTTAGAACCTTCAGAAGTTGCCTCGTTAATTAAGAAAGAAGCTTGGTTTTCATATAACTGTGCTACGTTTTCTTTTAGGTGGCCTCTAAGACCTTCAAGGAATCCTAATTTATCCCATTTGTTAATAGTATCTTCTTTGATAACTTTAAGGTGTTTTAAACCGATGTTACCAACAAGACCTGATTCTAATAATGCTCCCATTTTTTTGGTTTTTTATTTTATTTGTTTATTTTTTATTTTATTTTTGACATTAAATCTTTCATTCTCAAGAATTGAGGATTTTCATACGTTTTAGATTCAATTAAATTAACTGCTGACCCAGATGTTGGCGTTTTTTCAACAGTTCTTTCAAATGATTCTGTAATCGTATTACTATCCTTACTTACCGTATCTGAAAGTTCGTCTTTTATTGATCTATACAAATTTTTAGATTCTTTAAGAGTTTCAACACTATCAAATCTTTTCAAGATATTAATTTTCTCTTGTTTTGTTGTTGAGTGTTCAGTAAATAAACGAGTAGCGTATGCTAAGTTTGAATTGAATACCGCAACTTCGTTTAATTTATCTCTAAATACATTTAATGCATTTCTATACTCTTCATTTTTTTCTCTAAGAATTTGTAATTCTCTTGCGTCTACACTTTCTTTTTTAATTGCTGTATTCGCTTTTGAGTGTGCTCTTGGTTTAGGTAAACCACCTTTTCTAAAATTAGAACCATTTCCTAACGTACGAGACGCTTCTTTGGTTTCCATTTTTTTAACGGTAGTGTTTTTACCTTTTTCCATGTTTTCACCTTCTTTGTATTCAAATTTGGCTTTACCCATACCAACTCCTCTGGTCCCTTGTTTCATTTTTGTTTTGAAACCTTGTCCTTGATTTGGTTTTTTGTCATATTTGAATTTAGACGCGTTACCCATACCAACTCCTTTTGCTTTGAAATTAGATTTTGATTCAATAACAAATTCTTCCTCTTCATCTTCTTCTAATTGAGTCCAATCTGTTTCAGGATCAAGGTCAAGTTCAAAATCATCAAAATCATCATCATCATCATCATCATCATCGTCGTGTTTATGTTTTTTACGTCCCATATGATAACGTTCTTCCATTTCACCACCCATGTGTTTAGAAAATTTGTCCTCATCACCATCTTCTTCTTCGTCTAATACGATTTCATAAATGGTTTCAGTAACATCCTCTTCCATCCAAGCTTCATCAAGTTCATCGTTTTTCAACATTTCTTTTTCATCTTGTTCTTGTTCGGACTCACTCAATTGGATAAAATAGTCAACATCGTTATTCTCATCAGATAAATGTATCATATCATCTTCTTTTTTAACAATTACACCGTCTTCAGGTCCCATGGCTTTAAAAACTTTTAATACGTCTGTAGCCGATGCTCCTCTTAAATCAAGTGTATCGTCATCGTCCATTTCGTCTCCCATGTCAACGCCCAAATTTAGTTCGTCATCATCTTCGTCACCAATGTCCGCATTATCAGCATCATCATCGGATACGTCAGTATCGTCAAACTCAGCATCTACATCAATCTCCTCATCGTCATCTTGTTCGTTAAGGGACTCTTTTACTAATGATCTGATTTCTTCCTTCATTGTAGAAGCAAGTATTCCTTTTGCATTTTCGTTGATAACTTCTTCCAAATTTTTCATTTGTAAGAAAGTATCTTCAACCAATGATTTTTCTTTGCTCATTATAGTTTTGTTGTTTTTACAATATAAATAGTATCTAAATTGAAAAAATTCACATTTTTATAACATTGAGACAAAAAAAAATGGAGATATTAAAAATACCCCCATTTTATTAAAATGTAATTAAATTAAAATTTAGTCGATAACCTCATCAATTTTACTTTCTGTGATTGATGTAATTCTCCAATCCATTGTGTAGTGTTCATAAACTTTGGTTACTTTTGCCTCAACATCAGTAGGGGTATAACCCAATACTAATTTTTCCTCTCTAACTTTTCTAACCTTTCCTGATTCACTGTCTAATAAATCAGATGTGATTTTAGCCACAAAATACTTTTCTCCTTGTTCCATAATTTTTATTTTTATTAAATCATAGAACTTATTTTTTTATTTGTCAAGAAATGATGTTAATTTATCCATTAAACTTTTTGTTTTTTCAACAGATGAAGATTCCATTCCAGTTGCTCTTTCAATATTCATCTTTCTATCCTCATCTAAATTTTCCTCATATTTTAAACGATCGTTTTTATCTAAGAATAAATAAGCCCCCGGTGTAGACGGAGAAGATACGAGGTCAAAACAGATTAATTCAAAATCATCTTGTACTTCATTTTGATCCCCCACTTTTTTAAGTGATCCAACACCACGAGAAGAAATACCTAATGTAACCCCTTGACGTAAATAGTTTGCTGCTAGATCTCCTTTTGTGGAAACAATGCCCCTTTCGTGAAATCCTGGACTTGTAAGTAATTTTATTTTACCTAATAATACAGGACCTTCCCACCACACATCAGTGATAATATGAGAAACACGATCCAAATCAATCAACGATGATTCAGGGTGATTTAATTCAGAGAGAGCGGTCCCTTTTTCAATCATCTTTTTGTAGTTTTCCGACTCTCTCTTTAATATCTTTTCAGGATAAACTCTACCATTTCTATTTGGGGTATCATATTTTTGTAATACCGCATAAAACTCAAATGGTTTAGAGTGGTCAAGCATATTTCTTGACTCTTTTATAATATCTAAATTACGACCCTCATTAGGATTAACATATCCTGCATCGTATTCAATAAGAATTCCCTTACCCGAATCTTGGGGTCCTAAAATTTTATAACCGCTCATAGTATTTTTTTATTATAAATACTAAACTTTTTCGGTTTTTACTTTAATTGGTTTAACATTCCCGTTTTTTGTTAAGTAAAATTTAAAATTATCGTTCTTATGTAATACGTCATTATATAACCCCTTAACGATTTCTTTTAATTTACGTTTAAGTTTTAAATCTTTGAAATCCACCTCATCAATGAGATAAAGGTTAATTTCTAAATTCATAAATGATTTCTTTTTTAATGATAAACCACTTGTTCTTAAATCCATATCAACAATAAATTTATCGTCAAACATTTGTTTATCTATGTTATTGAATATTGAGTGTTTAATTGATCGGTTCATATTTAATACAACCCTTGTCCAATTTTCCACATCTTTTTTTGGTTCTACCCAAGTTTGTAGGTTCAAGTACAATGACTTGAAATTTTTTGAATCTACTGTTCCATAGGTAATTTTTGAGTTTCTAAATCCGCTCAGTTTTGAGGTTTTCCCTTTTTTCATTTGATATTTTCATAATACAATGTTTATTTTATTGAAAAATAGTTATTTTTGTGATATATATCAAATATAAAATAAAATATTAAAACATAATATGCTAATAGTACACGTAACAAAAAATGGGGGGATCGAGAGAGCTCTCAAAGAATTAAAAAGTAAGGTAATCAAAACGAGACAAAACTCTCATTTAAATGATAGAAAAGAGTTTGTTAAAAAGTCAGTTAAAAATAGAGAAATCCTTAATAAGGCTATTTATCGTCAAAAAATTAAAAGTAACGATTAAAGATTATTATTTAATTCTTGTAGTTTTAAATACCCCAACTTATCAAATGATTCTTGATTAATTTTTTCAATTGTTTCGTTGATTGTTTTTTCTACTTCTTTATCTTGCTCTTTTTCTTGGATTTTCTCTAATTTAGAGATTACGCTCTCTTTTAAAGAGTTATATTTTTCTACTAATTCATCTTCCTTAGATGATAATAAAGTTTTTAATTTTATTTGATCTGATTCATTAAGATTACTTACGTAATTACTGATTGTTTTATTTGCAATGTTAACCATAGTTTTTAATGGAACTGCAATAACTTCTTTGTTTTCTTTGGGTAATTTTGTAATTGTTTCTAAAATTGTTTTTTTACTTGTAATTTTTTCTTCTAATTTTGTTATACCTGTAGAAAACAAATTATCAACAACATCATATTCGTTATTATATTCACTACCTTCTAACCAAAGATTTAAATTTTTTAAATCATCAATTTTAATTTTGTTAATAGCGTTTTCGTATGCGGTAATACTTTGATTGATAAATTCGTTTGCGATAGATTCATTCAAACCTTTATTAGATGTCAATTCATCGTACAAATAGAAAAGTTTAGAAATATTTTTATTCTTTAACACCAATGAGTTAAATTTAGACATATCAGTTTTAATTGTACCATTTTTGTATGATTCAACTAATTTGTTTTCTATTTTTGATTTTAATTTACCGAATTTCATAATCTTTTTTATTATAAATATCAATCTCTTAATAATTTGCTCAATTCACTTTCAATTGACCCTAAAGAATTTTTACCTTTTGATAAGTCAATGTACTTATCACCATAAATATCATCACTTTCAAGTAAGATATTTAAGTTATCATTTTTCTTTCCTTCAGGTAGTGTTTCTTCTTCTTCAGGTGCTGGAGGTGCTCCCGGTGCTTCAGGTGCCCCGCCTATTTCACCCCCACCTAATGGTGGTTCTGGTGCCGGTGAAGATTCTCCACCTCCACCACCAAAGTCAGGTAATGATCCTCCCCCAAATGAAGAACCTCCTCCACCTCCTCCACCTGAAGGTGCTGCCCCTCCTGCCGGTGGATTTTCTGTGGATCCTGATTTAGTTTTATATAATCTATCAACAACATCAAACATACCTGTATGTGTGATAACTGTTGCGGTATTTGCTAGTTCGGCGGCAACCGCTCTTTCTAATCTTTGTTGTTGAGTATCTAATTTAATATCTTCATCTGAGAACCCAAAAATATGTTTCTTAGCCCAAGTTGCGGATGTAGGTGCCAGTGAATTAGGTATTTCAGAAACTAAATCTTTGTATAGTAATACTTTTTCTTTCCACACATCAATCATTAATAAATCCGCTTGTTTTGATGGATTAGTTAATCCTAATGTAAAGTTTTGTAACTCATCTTCAAACCCTAAGATAAATAAGTGTATGATTGCAATTTTATTCATTTCTGAAATCATTGCTTTTTGTATTTTGTTAATAGTCCTTGCAAAACGAATGTCCTGTAGAGATAAATTTTTACCATCACCAACAACCTCTTCAAATCCTAAGTATGCTTTTGGTACACGTAATGCTGTAACCAATTTCTTTTGGATATATTCAATGTCCGCAATTTCAGATAAATTTTGTGCTCCCGGTAATGTCTCAATTGGCATTGTTTGTGTAACATCACGTACAGGAACAAAATAATCTTGATCAACCGCCATCTGATTAAAACGTAAATCAACATTACCTGTTTTATTATCCACAACTTGATCTCTCTTAAATTTGTTTGCAACACGTTGTACATATGGTTCAACATCTTTATCGTCCATATTACCAACAAATACTTTAAACACCCTTCTCTCAGGTGCCCTTGAAGTTCTATAAATTAACATTGCATCTTCTGACAATAATAACTGTTTCCAAATTCTTCTTGCTTTTTCTAACATTGAGGTACCATAAGGAAGTTTTCTATCGTCACCAAGTAATCTAAAGTGAGCAACTTCCCAACTGTTAAATTCCATATCTTTTATTTTCCAATGGAATCTTAAACCTTTTTGTTTTGGGTCCACTTCAGCATTTATTGATTTTGCTGCCATACCACGTTCTAAACGTTCAATCTCAATGTTTGGTAATTGCATACAACCAACAACACCTTTTTCCGGGTCCAATTTTAGGTACACAAAGTTATCACCATATTTACAAGTATTTCTTGTCCACATTTGTAAGTTTGTGTTAATATCTAAAACATTATTAAATAAATCTGTTAATATACCTTTTACTCTTTTTGATTCTGAATAAATTTGTAGAATATAACCATCTTGATTTGGTGTGGTAGATTCTTCAGCATATATATCTAATGCCGTTGAAATCTCAGGAGTAAATTCCATTGATTCATAGTCATAAAATGCCGCCAATCTTGTTGGTTCGTAATAAACCGCCTGAGTATAAAGGTTATTTTCAATTTTAGCCCATTGTCCTGACAAATACATGGATTGTTGAGCCTGTAATTTTTCTCTTTCATACTCTTGCTTATCGGTGGTTTTGAGTAGTTCTTTTTTATCTAACGAATATGTTGGGTAATCTTGGTTCAGCAAAGAATTAGGACCAAAAGTTTTTGATAATTTTTGCCAAATTGTTAGATTTTGATTATTATTTTCCATATTAAAAAATTAAGTATAACAATAAATATATAAATAGTTTAATAACTCATTTAGAAGATGTTGGTGTTGGTGTATTTGTTGGTGTTGGAGTCACACTCGAATTTGGTGTTCTTGTAATTGTGGGTGTTGGAGTATTAGTTGGATCCGGTTCTCTAGTTATACTTGGTGTTGGAGTATTAGTTGGATCCGGTTCTCTAGTTATACTTGGTGTTGGTGTTATAGTTGGTGTTGGAGAAATTGTGGTTGTTGTGGTTGTAGTTGGTGTTATTGTGGTAGTTGGGGATTCTCTGTGTTCATTAGGTAAAGATCCTATTTTACCATCAAAACCCGGTTCAAATACTTTAGCAGTTAATATATCCTGACCTTCAACAATCAATCTTGATCCCGCAAATATTTTTCCCGACCTTTTTCTTAAACTTAATCCCATTTTATTTTAATAATAAATATTATCTTCCACCAAATAACCATCCGTATTTAGCATAATCACTTCTACTTGGGGCACTACTATCTCTCCTTGAATCATAAGTGATATTTGGCATAACAGGATTAAAACTAATAATATCTTTTACAGATTCATTATTAGTTACAGTCCAAGATTCAATCATTGATTTGGTATGTTCCGTAACTTTCTCTAAACTTGAAAAAGATGACTCCCCAACATATAATGCCATGGCAATAGACATAATTAAATCATCGTGGTGTCCTTTTTGGTGATCGGGTCTACCGTTTATGTAAACGAAAGTATTCATCTCGTTATACAATCTAGAACTATACATTCTAAATCCGTGTCTCATTCCTTCCTCAAACGCCGCAATAATTTGTACTCTTTTAGAGTTAAAATTAATACCCGGTATTTTATCTACCGTTCTTGATGCCGACCTCCATATATTATTTTGATCAACCCCATCAATATACAAATTCTTGTAATCAAATTCTTGTAATTTACGTACAGTTGTTATACCCATACCTCCTGTTATATCCACCACAACAAACGCAGAATACATATTTGCCCATTTAAAAGCAACTTCCGCCAACGTATCGGGTGGTATTTTACCAATATATTCTAATACTTGTTCCCTTTCATCAAAATCAATAATTTGGATTGTACTAAAGTCCTCACTATCTCCACGAGAAACGTCAACCCCCATTATGTATTTGTGTCCCACAACAGGTTCTTTCCAAATCCATAGTGAATTACCCATCATTTTATTTTGGGGGTCTTTTAACATATTCTCACGGATTTTTTGTAACATATTAGAATCAAAGACATTATCCCCCGATCCTAAGAAGTTACACTCCAACTCCTGAGATACCTTTCTCTTGTCGTATTTAAGTTTTTTTACCATCCCCTCAAACCAAACGGAACAAGGTTTATAACCTGTATCCATAATTGCTTTAAGATCATCGTAATTCCTATCTTTAAATGGGATATTTTCCCAACTTAAAATATCGTCATCGGTATATTCCTCTTTATTTAATAAATAATGAATAATATCCTGTGTTTTGACTAAATATAAATCTTTGGTATACCTTGGATCTCTAAACCAATACATCTCAGAAATTTTGAAGTCATTCATATTTCTTAATGCTTGATCATATATCTCATAATAAATTGGGTCATAACCATTCGGTGTTGAAACCACAATTACCTTACCCCCTGTGGATAAGGATGCCATACAAGCCGCCCAGAAATCACTGTCGGCTTCAATAAACGCCGCCTCATCAAATATAAGTATTGTAGGGGTAAAACCACGTAAGGCATCTTTTGATGTTGCCACGGCTTTTACTTCAGATCCATTATTTAATTTATAATGTTTTTGTGAGTTTTTTTCCGCTGCGAAATCAACACCTACCCATTTTGGCCATTGACCAATAAATGCTCTTACCTTATTCGCCATCTCTAATGATGTATCAAGTTTGTTGGCAATAATAAGGATTTTTTCAGGTTTGTTTTTCTTAGCAAATGCTAATCGTTTTGATGCCCAAGCGGCTGTAACCGTAGATACACCCGCCTGACGATATTTTAATGCAATATTTTCATTGTAATTTTCGTAATCTTGTAGTAAAGATATTTGATCGGGAAATAACTCTAACGGCACGTATTGAGATACCGTATTATCATATGTCTGTAAATAAGTTTTTAATGCGTAAGTTGTGTCCTTCATACACTTCACATACTCAAGCATTACTTGTTCTTTAGATAAACCCATAAAAGTATTTATCTATAAATATCAAAACCCCCAGTTATTTTCATAAAAGGGGGTTTTTAGTTATTTTAAGGATTTTTAAAGACCTAATTCTGAAAGGATATCATCATCTTCTTCCTCATCCTCTTCATCATCGTTATGATATCTATCATATTCTCGTTTTGCTTGTTGTAAAATTTCCTCAAATTTACGTCTTGCTTTGTCATTATCAGCATTATCTTCAGAAACAACATTTGCCATAATGTCTCTTAAAAATTCTTCAGCTGGTATACCATAAAGTATTTTTGAGAAATAAAATTTATACTTTTTACCATACTCATCAATTGTTAATTCATCAGGTAAAAGAGATCTTAATTTTCTCACTAATTCTCCCCCAACTCTAAATTGCATTGGTTCGTTTGAAAAGACATCAGTTTGACCCATTACATCTTGAGCAATGGATGGATCTACGTTTCTCCATTGTTCTCTTGATGGGATCATTTCAAATGTTTTCCCTAATTCGTGTAATAAAATTGGAAATATTAATCCATTTCCATAAAAAGTTTCAACATCATCTTCTTGACCATTTTCTTGACCACCTTCATCCTCATCCTCATCTCCATCATCATAAGATTGACCTGATGATCCTGCGGCATTCCCACCTAACATTTCAATCAATTGTTCATCGGTGAAATACATTAAATCGTTTGCTGACATTATCTTATTATAGATTGAATATAATCTTGGATCAATTTGTTCTAATCTATCTCTAAATTCTTCAATTTGATATGCAAACTGAATTCTTTTACCCGTTCCTTGAATTAGAGCGTTAATAACATTTCGTTTTTCAATTTCAAGTTGTCTCATTTCATCTGGAGTTAATTCATCAACGTCAAATGAAAAATTTGGAGGTAATTCTAATTTTTTCATTTCTTTCGGTTGCATTCTAAACACACTTGGATCAATTGGTTGTTCACCTAAGAAAGTCAAAAGATTAAAAAAATCATACTCGTATACTACTCCACCATTTTCACCTTCTCTTTTAGTGATTATTCCATTTTCTAATGCTTCTTCCATGGTCATATCGGGTGACATCCATCCTGATTCTTTAGACGCAATCTCAACTGCCAAATCTCTTAACTCTTCTCTATGTGCAGGTTCAATTGACATTGCTTGTCTTACAGCATTCATTTGTTCCATTTGAATGGATCTTTTTACTGACGGTTCAGTAATATTACCTTCAGCTCCGTAATATCTCTTTACATAATCAACTATTTCTTTAAATCGTGTTCCTGCAATTCTTTCTACATCACTTGCCCCTTTTCTAAATGCTCTATTTTTAGCGTATAAACCTTCAGGGTCTTCAATTTTTGCTTGAGATCTTGGATCCATCCTTTCAGGATAATCACCATAATCAACAGGGGCTTCTTTAACGATTCTTCTAATTAATCTTTCTAAATCTTTATTTCCCATTTTGTTAAATTGCTTGGTTAATTAATCCAATGAAATCTTGTTTCATTTTTTCTTTATTTTTCTTTTGACCTCTTGGATCTTCTTTAACCCCAGGATTAGGATTTTTAACAGGATTTCCCCTTCTTTTAGGTGTAGTACCCGGTTTACTAGGTGCATCTTTCTCCTTAGTTCTTTCTTTTTCTTTAGTTTCGTTTTCTTCCATTGTTCCCATAATTGGCATCATTTGAGTAGGTTTTTTCATTCTTTTACTTTCAATTCCTGATTCTTTAGCAAACATACTCATTTTTTTTGGATTTCTCAAAATCATAGAATTACTTTTTTCCATTTTTTCTGAAATTGTTTTTAAAATATCTGCCTTGGTCATTTTAGGTTCAATGTGTTTCTCAATCATTTCAACAATACGATCCTCCAAAAGTTTTTCATATTCTTCATTGGTTTTTTCTTTTTTCTTTTCAAATAATTTACTATAAAGTTCTTTCGCTCTTTTATTATGAGTACTTCCGTGTTTTGACATATCTGCGTAACCCTTAATTTGATCAATTATTTTTTTGTCGGTCCAATCTTCAATTTCAGATTCAATATCTTTTATTTTTGAATATTTAACAATAAAGTTTTTAAATTCATTTTTTAATTTAGAATCTCTAATTTGATTTGGTGTTTTTTTCTTAAACAAATCATAAAAACCTTCAGTAACTTGATCTGGCATATTTTCATAATCTTTTTTAGTGGTTTTGTCGGAAAACTCTCTTGCTAATTCACACCACTTCTTTTTCTTTACACCTTTACTTGTATTACATTTTGCCCAAAAGAATCCTTGTTGTGCCTTTGATTCAAATTTCTCAGTCATTTCATTTTTTTCTTTTAATGGGGTTACAACAGTTTTACCTCCAGTTGTATCTACCTCAACGCCATTAACCATAGTTTTAGAATTAGGGTTAACTTGATATGATGGTTGTGCCGGTTTTGTTACCACCGTTGTGTTTTGAGGTATTGATTGTTCTTCAATAACATTCTTACTAAATCTATTTACTAACGACTTTATTTGAGTGTCATTTAATTTAGCAACAAAAGCGGATGATAGTCCGCTTTCTAATAACATTTGTATGTCTTTTTTAGTTCTCATATATCATTTTTTTTTCAAACTCAAGAACAATATCTCGTTCATATAATTTATCTTTTACTTCTTGTTCTGTTTCTCCAAACCTAAAAACAAGTCGTTTTGTAACGGAAAAATCAATTTCATCATTTTCTTTTTCCCACCCCAATGAAATTACACCATCCATTGAGTCCAACATTGAGAATACGTCCGAATCTTGAATTAACTCCAAACCTATTTCTCCATTTATTAATACACCAACTTTCTTAATGTATTCAACATCTGGTGGATTTGGATATCCATTTGATGGTTTTGATTCCCAATTGTCTCCCCAAACTTCTAACGTATCCGAAAAAATAAATTCATAAATGTTGTCACCCTTATAGTTGGGTCCCATTCCATTTATGTAAATTAATTTATTCACAGAATAGATCCATTTGGTGTAATTTTAGTTTCAGTGATACCGTCTTTAAAAATTAAATTCTTTTTGTTTGTAATACCAACTAAAGAAGAATTAGGATTTTTTTCCATATAACTTAATGCCGATCTTTCTTGTCTGATAGTTTCTGACAATCTCTTAATTTCTGATTTATCAAATTCTCTCATTTCACGTAATCTCATTTTATTTTTTTCTTTTCTTAATTCGTCTTCTTCATTAATGTTAAAATATTTTGAAATTATTTTATCTATTGTTGATTCACCGAATGTTCCATGTGATAAATGTGGGTAAGATCTTTGTTTTAATTTCGCTCCGTGTCTTGGATATTCATTTTCAAAATCATCTTCCATTGAATCGTATCCCATATTTAATTCTTTTTTCATACCTGAAGCATAAGCCGATGGAATTTTTTCATTAAGAGCGTCTTCTAAACTCATAACTTCTTTCATCTCTCCTCCTTCTGCCGGTGGTGGAGGTAATTCTTCTCCCATTCCCGGTTCTTCTTCTCCCATTCCTGGCTCTTCTTCTCCCATTCCTTGTTCGTCTTCTTCAACACCTTCTAAACGATCAATAATTTCATCAATATCATCATCATTTAATGTTGTTAAATCCAATGCCGATAAAATTGAATTAATAACGTATTTAACGTCATCCCCAATCATTTCTTCATCTTCATTATTAAAGTTTCTAATTTTTTGTGCTAATTTACCTGTTAATTTTTGGATTACCTTCATTGTTACAGGTTCGTTATCGTCATCGTCTTCTTCATCCCCACCCATTTCATCAAAATTAGGTTCATCCTCAGGTGCCGGTTCAGGTAATGCCTCAGGTTCTGGTGATGGTACAGCAACAGGTGCTGGAGCGGGTGCTGCCGCTGGAGCGGGTGCCGCTGCAGGTGCTGGAGCGGGTGCCGATTGTTCATCAAGTTCAATGTCATTAGTCATCATCTCATTAGTTGATTTTCTTTTTAGGATATATTTTTTATCCTCATTAAACAATGACGTACCTTCTTCATTTTCAAATAATGTATTTAATTCTTTTGCCATTAAATTCATTCTTTTAAACGCTTGAGAATAAGAATTGAAATATTGTCTATTTTTCATAGGTGCAATATATTCACTTTCAGATTCGTTAATAGTTTTCTTTATAATATAACCTGCCTTTTCTTTTACGATTTGATATCTATTTCCATCCGCTAAATCAATTGAATATTCTGTAGATTTAGATTCATTAACAGGATTTGGTGTATTTTCGTTGTAACGAGAAATTTCAATAATTCTTCTAATTTTATCCATTCCCTGTAGTTTTTCACTACCAATTGGTCTTAAGTTTCCCATTTTTTTGTTTTTTTAAAAATATTATTTTTATTATAAATATATTAATACTTATGTTTATTTGTTGTTTTATTAAATTATTGCTTCATTGTGAGTTTTTTATCTAATATTGTGGTAGATAAATTATGTAATTTTTCAATATACCCGTTACGTCTTAAAATCTTGAATACCAAATTTTCTGTTGAGTATTCTCCGTCTTTTTCTAAACCACAGGTTCTATATTTCTTAAGTTTTTTCTTGTATTTGTCAACCAATTCTTTTGCGGTATCCATATCTTCATCTTCAATGTTTTCAATAACACCATCAATTATATTCATCCATTGTTTTGACTTTTCTTTCAATAGTTCTTTGTCAACAACAAAATCTTCTTTTTCAGGTTCATTAGACCATTCGTCAAATAGTACTGAATATACTCCACTACTAAAATGGGTCTCAACTTCATTTTGAACGTATAATTCAACTTCATACCCAAATATAGTGATGTCGTGATTTTTATTAAAAATGATTTTTTTTAGATTAAATAATTTTTCATATAATTCTATTTGATTATCAGGATACTGTGAAAAATTGGCAACAATATGTAAGTCAAAATCAGAATATTTTGACCAATTATAATTAGATAATGATCCCGTTAATATTATATCTGTAATAACAATATCAATATCTAAAAAATATATAAATTCATATGCAATCTCCAATAACCGTTCTCTAACTTCAGGTTTCATAGTTGCAATCCCATTGTTTAAATCCCAAATCTTAGGATTTAATTCTTTCTTTGGTTCAAAACTTTTTAGTATTTCATTATTGTCCATTACCTATAAATATAATGGTTTTCAAATTACGACAATTTTGTGTATTTAAACGTTTTTGATATTTCTTTACTGAAAAAACTACCTTGTGATTTTGCCGTTCTAAATTGAGTATATGTAAGGTGTGGCACATCATCATATTCATACTTCAAACCGTGTTTAAACTCAACAATCATTTTTTTAGTTGCAGTATCGTATTCCGTTCTTACGATATTACTTGACTCAATCTCATTTAAGATTTTAGTTCCTTTGATTTCTTCTTTAATAATTCCCATGTCTTTTTCTTTTAAATATATTTTTAAAAAAATAAAAATACAGGTTATACACTTTATTGAAAAAAATTACTACCTTTACAAAAAATATAATTTATGATTGAATTTCAAGACGAAAACGAAAAAGGAAAAAAGAAACCAGAAAGTAATGGTGGTACTCCAGTTTTGGACAACTTTAGTAAGGATTTAATTAAAATGGCGGAAGAAGGGAAATTAGATCCCGTGATCGGTCGTGAAAAAGAAATTCTAAGAATTGCTCAAGTTTTATCAAGACGTAAAAAGAATAACCCTATTATTATCGGTGAACCGGGAGCGGGTAAAACGGCAATTGTTGAAGGGTTGGCAATGATGATTTACAATGGGGATTGTCCTAAAAATTTGGTTGACAAAAGAATTGTATCTTTGGATATTAATTCAATTGTTGCTGGTACCAAATACCGTGGTCAATTTGAGGAGAGAATGAAGGTTATTATTGAAGAACTTCAAGCAAATCCAAACATTGTCATCTTTATTGATGAAATTCATACAATGGTTGGAGCCGGTAATAGTTCGGGATCTTTAGATGCTTCTAATATCTTCAAACCAGCATTATCTCGTGGGGAAATTCAATGTATTGGAGCAACCACATTAGATGAATACCGTAGACATTTTGAAAAAGATGGGGCATTAGAAAGACGATTTCAAAAAGTAGTTGTGGATCCTTCCACCAAAGAAGAAACATTTGAAATCCTTAAACAAAGTAAATCTAAATATGAGGATCATCACAAAGTTAACTATACTGATGAGGCACTTTGGGTTTGTGTGGAATTGGCAGATCGTTATATTACTGATCGTGAATTCCCCGATAAAGCTTTTGATATTTTGGATGAGGTCGGAGCAAGAATGCAAATTGACATTAAATTACCTGAAGTAATTGAACAACTTAAACTTGAAGCTCAGGAAATTAAAAAAGAAAAATTTGAGGTAATTAAAAAACAAAAGTACGAACAAGCTGCGGAACTACGTGATAAAGAACGTACCGTATTGGCAAATCTTGAGTTAGAGAAAAGGAAGTTTGAAGATCACTTAAAAGTTAGTAAACGAGGTATTCCTGAAGAATTGATTTATGAGGTAGTTTCAAACATGACCAAAATTCCAGTATCCAAATTAAACTTGGATGAGAAGAACACATTGGTTAATTTGGAATCGTCATTATCATCTACCGTAATTGGTCAGGAAGAAGCAGTTATGAAAATCTCCAAATCTATTCGTAGAAATCGTGTTGGTATTAAGGACCCAAATCGTCCAATCGGATCATTTATTTTCTTGGGGTCAACAGGTGTTGGTAAAACATTCTTGGCTAAACAATTGGCGAAAGAAATCTTCGGTAATGAAGAAAACTTAATCCGTGTGGATATGTCTGAATACCAAGAGAAACATACAATCTCAAGATTGATTGGATCTCCTCCAGGATATGTAGGTCACGAAGAAGGTGGACAACTTACCGAACAAGTGAAAAACAAACCTTATTCCGTTATCTTGTTTGATGAGATTGAGAAAGCAAACAAAGACATCTTCTCAACACTATTACAGATGTTGGATGATGGTCACTTAACAGATGGGTTGGGTAGAAAAATTAACTTCAAAAACTGTTTGATTATTATGACATCAAACATTGGGGTTAAAAAACTACAGGACTTTGGTGCTGGTGTTGGATTCAAAAGCAATAGTGATATTGTTAAAGAAGAACACAAAAGAGATATCCTCAAAAAAGAATTAGGTAAGTTTTTCGCACCTGAATTCCTCAACCGTATTGACGATGTTATTATCTTCAATTCTTTGAAAAAAGAAAACATTGATAAAATCGTTAAGTTAGAGATTGATCGTTTGATGAAACGATTAACTAAAATGAAATACAACTTTACATACGAACCAACGGTTATTGATTTAATCTCTAAAGTTGGTTTTGATGAAACGTTTGGGGCTCGCCCATTAAAGAGAGCACTCCAAGATAAAGTTGAAGATCTAATCTCAGAAAAAATACTTCTTAATGAGGTTGTTGAAGGAACTGAATATATGTTATTAGTAAAAGACGGTGAAGAAATAGTAATTGAAAACCGTACAGTTCAGGAACCAAAGAAACGAGGTAGAAAAAAGAAAGAGGATCAACCCTCAATCTAAAATAAAAAGGAAGAGAAATCTTCCTTTTTTTGTGCCCAATAAAAAAGGGGGATTAAAAATCCCCCCCTAAAAATAAATAGAAAATTAAACATTAATGTTTGGTATAACCAAGACCCTCTATCATTAGTTTACCAACCTTAATACCGTTATATGTATCCTCAACAACAACATATTCATTTGGAGTATGATAACGATAATACCCAATAGAAATGTTAAAACAAGGAATATTAAATAATTGATTAATCATATAGATATCCGTATATGGATGTTTGTGATACTTTGTATCCGATGGAAAATGTTCGTTAATTAAACGACCACCAACATTAAAGAACTCACTATTACGATCAAACATTTGTCTACCCATAAGAAACTCTGAAATCATATTGTTCTCAGGAGCGTCAAACTGAATACAGTATCCGACATTTTCAAAAAATTCTGGATCTGCCTTTCTTGACCCATGACAACCTGTTTCTTCAGATACAAAAAATGCCGCCTTAAGATTTGGTAATTCTTTTAACAATTCCAAACACCCATAAATACCACATTTGTCATCTCCACCTATACCAGTGGGATTACCGTTGTCATTATACGCTTTAAGAGATAGTTTAATGTTTCCCTGAGCATCAGGTAACATTTCCTCAACAACGTTAATTGTATCAATGGTATGTACCGTATCAGTGTGTGCGATCACACACGGGAAGTATTCAACATTTTCATCGGTTTGTTTAGTTGCATAGATATTGAACATATCGTCAACGTGATAAGGGATTTTGTTTTCAATCAACCAATCCTCAATAAATTGGATCATTAAATCCTCTTGATAAGTTTTAGTTGGAATAGATAATACCTCCTTTAATAATTCATAGTTTCTTTCCATGGTACAAAAGTACACAAATTATTTCAATCTACCAACTATTTTCCTTATTTCTTCGAATAATTCGTATTGTGTTTCAATTCTTTTCAAATCATCATAAGTAACAGATCTCTTTTCTTCTCTATTATCACTTTGATTATCTCTAAATGAAATGATGATTTTATTTGTCCCTGGATCTATCTTTTCTATTTTAAAGAATTTATTTTTATCCGTTCTTATTGGGATCCATTTATCAAACCCGTATTCTTGATCAATCTGTTGTTGTAATTCTATGAATTCATTATAATTAACAAATCTTTCGTCTTCTTCGTATTTCTCAATAATTTTATCCAATTGATCAGAAACATAAGATTGATATCTTTCATTATCCCAATCAGGACAATCCCCATTATATCTTAGTTCAGCCCAATTACCTCTATAGTTATTTCTATCAAATTTATCTATTAATTCTTTTAATAGACCACCAAGATCAACGTCTTCAGATTTTAGTTGTTTATACCATGTTAATAAGACACCAACAGTTGCCTCATATTTATACGCCAATGCCTTTTGTTTAATACCAAATTTAACAAACGGATTATTAAGTTCAGATCTTATTTCATCTCTAGAATTATTGTATATACAATTTTCCCATTCTGATGCGTACTCATCTACAATACTATCAACAACGTTAGAATCAATTTCATTTGCCAAATCAGATATTTTTTTTGTATCACTTGGGTCCACAGAAGGAAAAAATGTTCTAACAATATTTATTAATTTTTCTTTATTCTGATCATTAAATGCGTATTGGAAAAAATCACCTTCGTTCCAATCTTCTGTATATCTATAAGTGTCGTAATCAACATTTGAATAATCAGACATATAATATCTCCATTCATATACATCATCACTATCAAGATCAAAAATATTTAAAAAATCTTCATCATCATTAAATTCAATAACAACTATTGAATTATTTGGACTACTACTATTAAATTTGATTTCACCTATGATCTTATCCCCACCATTTTCATTCCATCTTGGTTCATACCCATTATAAACACTTTTTAAAAATTCATATGTTTCACCGAATCTTATTATTGGGTTTAAAACTTTAATCGATTTAGGGAAGTATTTTTTTATATCGTCAGCATTTGCGAATCCATTTTTATCGTACCCATATCTTACAACACTTGGGTCGTTATTGTCTCTATTATGTATGGAGAATACTTGAACGTCAGGATCAGAACTGATTAAAAAATACAAATCACCCTCACTAAAATTATCATCCCAACTTTGACTATATAAATCTCCACCAAAATAAAATGCAGCATCTTTAGATAATACCTTTACTATCTTTAAATTTTCGTCTTCACTAACAATTTCTACGTCACCGGATTCGTATGGATTATATTTTCCGTAATTCATATAAAATAAATATCCTAAATGCTTGGAATATTGTTTTTTTGTATTATCTTTGTATTTATAAATTAGTTATTTGACATATGGGGGTGTTTTTGGATTTGACAGGTATTGGCTGAAGATCAAGGGCACGTGGGGACTGAATTAATCTCCTTAAAAACTGATTCACATTTATAGACGGCAACGTTTTAGCAAAAATGGAAACTCTTGGTTTAGTAAGAGAATCCGAAGTTACTGTAGCCTAAGAGGTTTACGGAAACGGGGGGTCGATCAGACATATAACCTAGCAACAGAAGTCGCAGATGAGTTGGTTTTCACTCTAAAAGAAAACAACGGTCTCGTTTAGAGGGCTACCGTAACAAAAGTGAACTCAACACAGTTTTTGGTAACAATGTCAAAATAGGAACCAAATATTTTGGAAGGTATGAAAAACCTTAACCTAAACGTGTAGTCCTTATCCGACAGGATAGGCTGGACGAGGGTTCGAGTCCCTCCACCTCCACCAATTGTAAACCTCATCTTCTGATGAGGTTTTTTTATGCTTGATTATTATATTTTAATGATGTACCAAAACTATATTTTAAGGCATAAAAAAACCCATATAAAATGGGTTTCTTTTCTTCTGATCTAAATTTACTTTGATAACGTGTCCGATGCAACAACTTGTTCAGTTGCGTTAGGTGTTGCGTTTTCGGTTGTGTTAGATGTTGCATTTTCAGTTGAATTTTTTTCACCACAAGAAGTCATTAAAGTTAATGTCGTGAAAAACATAAAAAATACTAATACTAATTTTTTCATTTTTTTTAATCATTTATTTGTTTATTACAATTAATATATATCAAAAAAATTTTTAATAATCAATATAACACATTATTTTTAACATAAATTTCATGATAAAAAAAAAGGGATCAATTTACATTGTCCCTAATTAATTTTTTTAACTTAATAAGTTTACCTAAAAAATAAAAACCTGAGATTACAGTTTTTTGTGAGAACCTTTAGTAGTATTATTGTTTCCCTACTTATCCACCATCTTTTGAATGGTATTTCTCAGTGACGATTAGTTAGACCAATCACTCCTTAAGATAACAGTTACTCTCTTATTACTCGACTCTCTCCGAGAATGCCTTCCCAGTTGATCCTTGCGGGACTAGAGGTGTTTGGTAAGAATATCGTTAAACTTGCGGTTTAGACGATGCAATGAACAGCTCATTACTATGTAGTCACCTTTCACTGTTACCTGACGGACACTTTTGCTTATCGTTCTTAATTATTGGAATAATCAATTTCCATAAGTTTTGTGTCGTGGATTGTAGAAGTAGTGGTCCGTCATGGGATCCGTTATCTTTTGAACAACGAAATACTCAACTACTCCTTGAAATGTCCCCATTTCCATACTTTAAGATTACTTCGAGATCGACCCCTTGGTAGAAGTTAATCAAGGTTAATAACGGCACCATCCGTACATTAACATACCTTTCGGTTTTAAGTACCCTTTCATATTGGAACACGCAATAATGAAATTGGATAATCTCATGTTTTGCAATATCCCTACGAGTTATTCCTATTGGTGTTCCCACCTCAACTTGACGACCCACATCGCCAAATCATCTAACCACTTTCCCTACAGCGTTGCCCTCGGTACTAAAGGTTAAACGGTATCCCGCTTGTGTACTCAAGTTCGGTTACCCAAACCGCAAATCGGTTACACTTCCGACTCAC